CCTTCTGGTCGTAGTATCCTCCGTAATGCCTATGCTGCTTATGAGCGTCTTAATGCTATCCAACAGTATGAGGCTATCGGTATTGAGCGAGAGCTTGCAGGTATCCCCCATGCAGAGGTTCCAGCAGAGTATCTCTCAGCAGATGCTACAGAGGCTCAACAGGCAGTCCTGAACCAGATGAAGGAAATCCTACGAGACCTTAAGTTCAATGAGCAAGGCTTCCTGATTACCCCTTCTGATACCTACCCCGGTAAAGATGGAGAACCCACCAACCAGAAGCTAGTATCTGTAAAGCTAATTTCTTCTGAGGGTACTCGTAATATCGACATTGACCCTGTAGTTAAGCGTTACCAACACGACATTGCACGATCTGTTCTTGCTGAGTTCATTATGTTGGGTGGTGGTAGTAATGGCTCTTATGCCCTCTCCAAGAGTAAGTCTGACTTGTTCCTACGGGCATTAGAGAGCTACATCAACACTATTGTAGACGTACTTAACAAGCAACTTATTGAACCCCTCTGGCGTCTTAATGGTCTTGACTTCAAGTACATGCCTAAGATCAAAGCTGGTGATGTTGCAAGTCACGATCTTAAAGAAATGGGTGCTTATCTTCGTAATCTTAATGGTGCTAGTATCACTGTTGCAGATGATCTTGATATTGTCAACGCTCTCATGGAGATTGCTGAACTACCAAAACCTAACCCTGAAATCTACGCTGCTTCTCGTGAACGTGCACAACAAGCTGATCTAGCCCGTACAGATTACTATGATGGACCGGATGATAATGTTGTAGGCTCTAAAGACGATACTGAAGAAGACGATGATGAGAAGGTTGGCAACTGATGTCACAATGGAACAGACTACAATATGAAGTTCCTGATGGTAGGTTAGTCCAAGCCCAACGAGAGATTTACCAAACCTTTGGAGATAAGGTCTCTATTGATGCTAAAGCAAAAAGCCTCATTAAGTTTGGTAAATCTGGTGAACTCTCTACTAATAGGGAAACTGTCTGGACTGTAGGTGGAATGGAAACTTACGTTCAAGACAACCTTATTGACACAATCTCCTCTAGTTCTGCCACTGATGACCAAGAGATTTACCTTGAGTGTCATACTGTATCTGGTACTGGTGAAGATCAACAGTTTACTTTTATAACACAAATTGGTCAAATTATAGGTCAGAATAAAGTCTCTTTACCAACCCCTGTAGCTCGTGTCTCTCGTGTTGTAAATAATAATGGTCATGAGCTTACTGGTGCAGTCTACGTTTATGAAGATACGGCTGTTGTAGGTGGCGTACCATCTGATGTGACTAAGATACACGCACAGATACCTCAAGGCTTCCAACAGTCCTTTAAGGCAGCTACAACCTTCAGTAATCAAGACTACTACATTCTTACTGGTGGGTTTGGTTCAGTTAGCTACAAACAAAGTGCTACTGTAAATTTCTACCTAGAGGTCAGACAAGCAGGTAAGATATTCACAGAAGGTGCTGCTGTATCAGCTAACTCAGCAGGTGGTGCTTGGCAGATCGACTTAGACCCATGTGTGATTATACCTAAGAACTCTGATGTACGTATCACCTGCCAAACAAACACTCATGGTGCTGAAGTCTACGCCAGTTTCAAAGGTTACCTAGCAAAGGTAGTAGCATGAATAAACTAATTGAGAAATTCCAAACTGACTTCGATGTATTCAGTGATCCCCTGTCTGCTAAGGTGCGCTCTCGTGCTATTGGGCTAGAAGGTAAAATCCATGTGTACGATCTTGATGGTCAAGCCTACTACGTCCCCGGTGCTACCCACAAGGAATACCTTGAGCACATGGAGTACGAGGATGATGATAAAGTTTCTGAAGATCGTATGACAGAAGCTCTACGAGCAGTGGTAGCAGAGATTATGAATAAGGGTGACTTTGAAGACTGGGGTGAGGCTGAAGAAATCACCAAAGCAGAATACCAAGGTAAAGAAGTCCCCCTGAATAAACCTCGTCGTCTTAGTGGTGGCAATAAGAAGTTTGAAGTCTTCGTACAGGATGGTGGTAAGGTTAAGCGAGTTACCTTTGGTGATCCTAACATGGAAATCCGTAGGGACGATGATGAAGCTAGGGCTAACTTCCGTGCTCGACACTCTTGCGACACTGCCAAAGATAAGACTTCAGCCCGTTATTGGTCATGTCGCATGTGGGAGAAAGGTACTACAGTGAGTGAAGCAACTAAATCTTCTAATGCCGATATATCTGGGGAAATCCTCAAGGTAGATAATGAACAAAGACTCATTTATGGATGGGCCTCAGTTATCACTGCGAAAGGTGAAGCTGTAGTTGACCGCCAAGGTGATGTTATAGACGCTGATACTCTCACGAGTGCAGTGAACAAATTCATGGAGCATGTGCGTGTAGGTAAAACTATGCACACTGGGGAGGAGACTGGTAAAGTAATCCACTCTCTACCTGTCACTAAAGAGATTTGTGATGCTCTTGGAATCCAGAGTGACCGTGAAGGTTGGATTGTCGCCTATAAGGTATACGATGATGCAGTCTGGGAACGGGTTAAGTCTGGCGAACTACGTGCCTTCAGCATCGGGGGCCGTGCAACACGGGAGGAGCTATAATGCCCACACTCCTAAAAAACTTGGAACTAGAGGAGCTTTCCCTTGTGGATAAGCCCGCGAACCCTTTAGCAATGGCTCCTCTGTATAAACGTGACAACTCCGAAGAGGACCACATGACAGAAAATGTAGAAAAGATGTCTGATGACCAAAAGGCAGAAATGGACAAAATGTCCGACGCCATGAAGGCTAAGATGAAGATGTATATGGACAAAGGTATGGGCTACGATAAAGCCAAAGCCATGTGCAACGAAGATATGAAAAAGTCTCTTGAGGAAGAGGTAGAAAAGCTGAAGGCTGACAATGAAGCCCTCCGCAAGTCCCTCCTTGATGAAGGCTACAAGATTACTGCTGAGGGTGTTCAAAAGAAAGCCCCAGAAGAGTTCATCGAAGTAGAAGGTGAACAGATTAACAAAGCTGACATTCCTGCCCCCATCCTTAAGCGTTTGGAAGAAGCAGAGATTGAGAAAGCTGAGAACGCTATCCAGAAGCGTTGTAAAGAAACCCTCCCCAATATCTCTGAAGATCACGCTCGTGTCCTCCTGAAGGCTCATGATGATCTGGCAGAAGA